TTCATAGTATCAGAATTGACCTCCATCAATTGTTGTTGTCCACTTCGGTATGCCACTGGCATCCGTTGTGAGTATAAAGTTTGAGGTAGTTATACCAGCAGTAGTGCCAGCAGCACCAACCATCTTACCAGTAGTGTCAAAATAAATTATTCCATTACCAGTTGTTGAATAATCTCCACTTTGGAAGTATATTCCCTTTATATCTAGGAAACCTTTTGTACCGCTTAAAACGTTACCAGTAATAGTTGCATCAGGAACATATGTAAATGATCTTGCTGGTGCATTACTAGTTTCACCTGCACTATCATTATAACCAAAGAATCCAGTTTTGTTATTACCTACTCCAGTGCTTGTATTGTAGTTGAAAGAAACACCACGATCAGTATTAGTATCAAAACCATGAGTAACTGTTAATTGTGTAGTTGTTACAATACCACTAGTTGTTTGACCATTTATGAATACAGTAGAAACACCAGCTGATGAGACGTATGAATGTATAGTTGTAGTTCCTGCACCTGGCAATGAATTACTACCACTTATCTGGTCTCCAGTATTAATGCCTGTAATTGAATCTAAAGTGATCGCAGATGTTCCAGATCCAACTGTTGTCATTACAGTTCTCTTACTTGTCACATCACCAATATTCATTATTGGATCATTCAATGATGTATTTGTGGAATTAACAGTAGTAGTAGTTCCATCAACTTGTAAACTACCTTTGATGATAACTACACCATCACTATCTAAACCATCTGGATATGGATCAATGAATATTGTATTTCCACCACCAGACTTACTACTAATAACGTTAGATGAGATTCCAATATTATCAATTACTAATCCATCACCAATACCAGGATTTACTATCTCAAGAGGAACACCATCAAATATTATACCTTTACAGGAAGATTGTTTGGTTACTCGAACGTGATCAGTTCCATTTTCATCAAACTCAATACTTAGATCCTCATTCATACCAAAACTTAGTTTGGTATCATCATTAATTATGACTTGTCCACTACCATTAGGTACAAAACGAATATCCCCATTAGAGTTGTTTGAATATATTGTGCTTCCATCAATTGTGAGGTTATCTACAGTCCAACTATCTACTGATGGTAAAGCTTGTGCTGCATATGCTGGCCCAAATCCCGAAGAAGCACCACCTGGATGAAGAGATGGCCCGTCTGATTTCAAAATTGGTATAAATCCGTTTGCTAATGTCGAACTGAAAATATTTGCCTTTCCTTGAACCTCACCTGGCGCATTACCTATCATGTCAGTGTAATATTTACCACCAATAACTATCGGATCTGGATCTGGAGTATTATTATCTCCAACAAATAATCTTCCACCTTTATTTCCTTGATTTCCATTAGCAATCGTAACAGCAAGTTCACCGTAGTTTATGGTTGACGGAGCAGCGTTGCCAGTCGATCTTTTTACTCGTATTATACTGGCCATTTAAAAACTTCCCCCATTAATGTTTAAATTTTGTGTTGCTCCTGGTGTTAGTTCTAATGTTGCTTCAAATTTACTCGTTGATGCGTTAAAGACCAAGACCATTCCATTTTGCAGACCACCAGATATGTCCACATCTGATAATCCACCTAAAGTTCCTCCACTACCAGCTAGAGAGGATATAACTTTATTCGCATTTCTTGAACCAACTCTGACTTTTATTTCAGACATTTTAATTAACCTGTAGTAACTCCAGCAGTAACAATTGCACTTCCACTAACAATTCTTGTTTTCAAAGAACCATCATTTAATAATACATCATAACTGTATCTACCTGCTTTCAAAGCAGATGTAATAGAAGACCCTAATGCAATTTTTAATTGCCCTTGAGCACGGTTCGGAAATGATACCGTAAATGCTGCCTTATCGCTTAATGAAGCAGGATGCTTCTTCAATTTTGATATGGCCGTATACCCAGATAAATCTAAAGGTGCATTTGATGCGTTCTCTAAATTAAAAATCTGGTTAAAGTCAGCACCAGCATCAATTACTATGTTACTAATATATGCTGCCATTATTTAACTAATTAGAATCTGTCTTAGAATATTTATAAATCATTTATCCATAATATTTCTAAGAAGAGTTTTGATCTCATCCATATCCTGTTTTAGAGAATCCAAATCACTACGCATATTATCAAATTTCCTTTTTTCTGCGTATTTTTTCTCAGATAATTTTATAAATTTATCAAATTCACTCTGATTTTTGCTGATAATCGCATTTGAATCAACATCTCTCACAAGGGAGACATCAGATTTAACTTTTATGTGTTTGTTCATTAGTCGTCAATTTGGAATGATCTAAGTGCAATTGCTCTAAAGTTCTTAAGTCTAGGTGGTTTTGCTTGACTAGTTGATGTCATTACAACTTTAATCATAAATCCAGTAAACTGTGCAGTATTTTCAACAGTAAACTTATATTCACTAAACGCATTTCTAAATGCATTTGCATTTACAGTTTTGTCTGGTAATCCGTTTGTATTGAATGGAATATAGTTTTGATTCTTATCATCCCCATCACCTCTGAATAGTTTATAGAAGACTCTAAACTCACCTTCAGGTTCTCTATGTCCGTCAAACTGAACAAATATAGAGTTAGAAACAAATTCTAAATTAATTCTTCTTGTTTCATAAATCGCAGTATTTGGATCTAAACCAGATATTTTTGGTCTACTATCAGTTTCAAAGTTAACTACATTATCATCTACCAAATTACTAATTGCGACTACGTTTAATGTGTCTAAATCTATAACTGGAGATACGTCAGGTTGTGTTGTTGAAAGTGTCAATTCTAGTCCGAAAGACTTCTGATTGTTTAATAAATCAAACTCATTTACCTCTGATGCAATAATTCTTGGACTATCAAGATAGTTTAACTGATTAAGAGCTATGGTTTCATAACCTTTATCTACAAATGATGCTTCATTACCACTTAAACTTGTTCCTGAAGTTGTTTTAATTCTTCCAGTTATATCAGTTCCAGTAGGTGTTATAGATGTGATTCTAGGATCTATTATTTCAAATGGAACGTTCTGTGAAATGTGAAGTGCACTTCCACCACCAGTTTTAGTAATATCAAATGCTTTTCCACCAGTTGCGACTTTTAGATAGTAACTATCAAATGTTTTTTCTCTTGGATCAATATTATGATCTTTATTCATTTTTCTTAGAGACACGCCATTGAACTCATACTTACGAGTTAATGATGATGAACTATGATTTGATTTAAAACTTGAATCAACAGATCTTGTTGCAATTGTTATTTGATTACTTGAAATCGCATTGTATGCAATAATTTCTCTATCGATTAATAAGTATCCAGTATGTCCAGCTCCAACTGCAGTCCCTTCAAAAGTTGTAAAGTCAGCACCATTCGTAAGGTCTATAGTTGTGCTATCATCATCTATATTTGAAGTTAATAAAGTTGGTTTTACATCAGGATGGAAATTAGAAACTCTTACTTTGTTTGTGCTTGAGTGCATTCCGTGATTTCTGTGATCAACTTTAAGAGTATATCCATCTCGAATTGGGTCAGAACTAATTCCAGTAATGTTGGCAGCAGTAATTGGAATATTTACACCACTAGTGGTGATATGAGTCATATTTGCATTATCTACAAAAGTATCCTTAACATTATCAACCACCAATAAGTTTGTATTGGTTGTATTTTTAACCACTACTCTTACTCCTGATCCATTAAATCCAACAGAGTTCATAAGAAGTAAATCACCTGCTTGATATCCAGTTCCACCATTTGTAATATTAATATTTGCAGTTCCTAATGCACCACCTGCTTGAACTGACACTGTTGCAGTTGCACCTTGACCAAATCCAGTCAGACTTGTAAATCCAATTCCAGAAAATGATCCTTGTGTTAAACCAATTCCAGTATTTGGGACTAAATCTACTTTACTTGCTCCTGTTGTTATTGCTCCACCAGAGGCAGTGATGCGACCAGTATTTGTTCCTTGTTTAAGTTCAGATCCAGCTCCAAATGAAGTTGTGGTTGATGCTATTGAAACATTTAATCTTTTCGAATATGCAACAACAGGATTTTCTTTTCTAATTTTCTGTAGTTGTAATTCACTATTACGAAGAAGAACACTAGATGGTGTATTAGTTACAAATTGTGCCTTATTAAGTTTAAACTTAAGGTCTTCTAACTGACTTGGTGTCCAAGTAGAACTATTTTGTGATTTAAATAGTGAACCCAGATATGGTTGACTGTTACTTACAGACTGAAGAATCAAATCTTCTTCACCCATTCTAGTAATATAAGTAAGATATTTTTCAGTTTCTGCTACTAAAACTAATGCATACTCATATCCACTTTGTAGATAAACTGGTGTATCAAATCTAAAGTTGGTTGCTACAGCTGGATCAGGAGAAGCATTGACATCTCCAGGACTAATTTGTACCTCACCGAATGGTAAAATTGTGGTTGTTGGTGAACCATCCCTCATTGTCCTTATTTGAACAGTTACAGGAACCTCATTATCTTTAGTTTTGAAGAATAACTCACCACCTGTTATAAAGATACCATCTTGATATAGATCTTTTTCAACTAAAAATGATTGTGCAAGAGGGTCATAATAATCTATTCGTTGCGATGTTTGAACATTCACAGGATCTTGAACCACATCCTCTGTAAATATTCTCGAAACTGGTTGATCTGAACCAATTTGTTGTCTTTCAATTTGAGGAGTTCGAATATTAAGAGTTTGTTCTTGTGTATTTGTTTGATAACCAGTTGCAAGATAATTTGTTTCTGCAGAACTCTCACCAGGATCTAATATGCTTGCATTAGCTGGACTTGTAGTAATTCTAATCGTATTGTTTCCAGTAGTAAATAAAGGACTACTTTCTACAGTTGGGTCAGGTATATGTAATGAGAAAATTAAACTTCCATCAGAATCACTTACTAAACTTAAATCACTAACAGTTGCTTCTGCATCACCATCAGCATTAACTAAGTTCATTCCTTTTTTAACATACCCAATATGATCTGGTTCAGTAAAGAATGCTAATCCACCAGTATCAACATTTAATACTGTGCTTGTGCTAGAATATGTGTCAGGTAAAGATGTTGAATCATATGGATTTGTTACATAAGTTGTATAGTCGGGATCTGGAGCTCCATTTTTTTGACCATTAAATGAACCTGTTTTATGGTTTTGAGTAGTAAGTCTAAAGTGAATGCTTGGTTTGCCAGTTGTTCCTGGTGGATTTTCCACGCTATACATTAGATCACCAGTGGAGAATGATCCTCTTATCATAGTAACTGGAAGAAGTTTAGGAACAGCATATTCTGTCATATCCTGATTTTCCATAAACACATAATATCTTGTATTTGGTTTTAATCTCTTACCTACAACTTCAACGTTTCTAGATCTAACATTATATAAGATGTCTATTCCAAGAACTTTATTGCCCAAATCAATCACTTGATCATTTGGTGTTAATTGAAGACCGAATTCTCTTTCAATTCCACTTTCTGAGAAAGTTTGTGTGACTGTATTAACAACTGTTTGATTTGTTACTGCCAGCACTTCAGTTCCATGACCAGCTGCTTGATGAATAGTTTCAGTTTGTGATGCTACAACTTCACTATCGGTAATTTCTTCTCCAAGAAATGTTGCACTATCTCTACCATTCCAAGTGGTTTCATGAGAGTTCCAGAAACTAGATGCCATTCCACCATTTTCACGATCATCAACATCTAATAGTTCTGCAAGTGCATTATATGCAGTGTCAATGTTAAAGACTGCTGGAGCTCCAAGAGGAACCTCTTCAACCCAAAAATCTGACTCTGGATTTAATTGTATTGATCCTGCAAATAATGCTATATGGAAGGGATTTAAGTTTTCTGTTCTTGTTGCAAATGGTTGTGATAAAAATTCTACATCTGTATGCTTAAGAATTAAAGCAGGGCCGCTTCTTGTAATATTTCCATCAACAAAATCTTCAACCCATCTATAATCAGCATTTACAGGATCATTAAGTGTGCTTTTTGTTTCGTGTATTAAGGGAACATTTCTTTCTGTTGATCTTGGTCTACATTCACCTTTTACAAGATCAATATCAAATTTAGATTCTCCTTTTAAATTGTGAATTAGATGATCAGTAAAATTATCCACAAAGAAACCAGATTTAAACTTATCCAATCCAGTGCTTGGATCTTTAATTGATAAATTTTTAGTATCAGTCTCTAATAATGATAATGTTGTGTAATTTTCTAAATTTTTAATTCTATGCTCAAGACTACCAATATCTTTCATTGTATATCTCTTATGTCTCACTGTTTTTATAGTAACCTCTTGATTTGCATTACGAACATAAGGAGGATATGAAATTGAAGCAACTTCAAAAGCTTCATCATTTGGTAGAGGTAATTTGGGAAGTCTTGATGGAGTTCCTTCTTTTACACTAAAGAAACCATCTTTTGTTAGATATAATCTATCAACTCGACCCTGATAGTAAGAATAATCAACTACAACACTCTTATTCGATACTACAACTTCAGATTGTGTTGAAGCAAAAGATCTTGACCCAAAAGCAAATGGTGATTTATTATTTGCACTAAATGGTGCTACTCTAGGTCTAAAATCAATAAAGTCAGAAGCAAATCTATCAAATACGAATGGTATATCTTTACTATAACTTAATGTATTATAACTGTTGACTGTTTCAATAGTTCCTGCATTTTCATTATTGAGTAAGTAGTCAAATATGATTCTTAATTTACGAGTTGGTTTTTCTACATCTGATTTCCTTACAATTCTAGAAAAGTCTGCAAATTCAAATCTTTGTCCATCATCTAAAGTGTAATTATTAAGTAAATTTCGATCACCAGGTAAAACACTAGTTAGTGTTGCAAATATTCCAGATGTTTTAAGTGATATATTCTCTGCTACTTCAAATGTATTTTGATTTTCATAAACAAATGAAATTGAAGTTCCAGATACAACAGAAACAACACGAGCTACTGCACCTGAAGTTCCACCAATAAATTGTTCCCCAACTGTAACATTTCCAGTAAATGTTGCTGTTGCATCAGTTGCAATTAGAGTTGGTAAATCTGGATTATTTGTATCATTCGATTCAAAAATTGCTAGTATACGAGATACTTCTGGAACATTTAATGAAATCTCCTCATCCTGAACTCTTGTTCCATAATATTCACTGTGTGTCAAACCATCATCAAGAGAAGTAGTTCCAATACCAGATGATGTAGACTCTGACTTAGATACAATTAAATCACTACATCTTACGATTGATTTTTCTTTAGATGCCAATTTACTTCTTCTTATAGCAACTGTTAAAACTGCATCACCACTTGCTTTCGATAATCCCTTGATTACTACAGACTTACCATTTGTTGCAACCTCTACCATTGGATCACGAAGTGTTTCAACAAATCCAAGATCTGATGTTGTATCAATTTCTAAGGTATAGTTTGATGTTGTAAATGGTTCAAAGAACAAATCATCGGTGCTTAGACCTGTTATATCAGATATATTAAATGTTACTTGACTTGCTGAGTAATTTGATTTTGATATCTGCTTTCTTATAATGTATGAACTATCCAATACATTCATTGATGCAACAAAATCATCTGCTAACTTGACTCTAAAACCAGGATCATCTGCTTCATGTAGTGTTGGTATTTTGACTGTTACATGATTTGGTGATATATTACCAAGAGCACCATCACATACACCAGTAACAGTAGCAACTGTTGCCATTTGGAAATTAGTTCCACCAACACCTATAGAATCTACTCGGTTAAAAGTTTGATCAGTTCTAGAATGACTTCCAGTAAAACCGATAATATCATTTACCTTAACTACAGATCTGTAGTCTTTAATAGATGGACTAAGAAGTAATCCAGAAGTAATACTGATTTCCTCTCCAGCTCTGAATATTTCTTTATCACGATCTAATACTAAGTTTGCAGCAAACGTTGTAGTTCCACTTCCAACACTGTTAACAACACCAACATCACTATGAATTGACTTAATATCTTCAAAACTATTATCTACAATACTTGTAATATTATTACCAACCTCAATACCATTTACTATTAAAGGTTCATTTATTTGAAACTCTCCAATAACGTCACGAATAGTTATTGTACTTACATTTGTTTTTGCACCTAAAGCAGCATATCCAACTGCTCCACTATACTTACCCTTTACGTGAGCGTCTATTCCGTGTGATAATACAGTTGCAATACCTACAACTGTGTATAATTGCATATCATAGAACTTCAGATCAAAAGTTGTAACAGCTATTCCTGTTGAAGTTTTTTGTGAATAATCGTATGCTCTTGCGTTACCTATAATTGTTGCACCATCATCAGCACTCTTGTTTGCATCTAACCTTCTATCTAATAATTTTAGTGGTGTTGCAGTAAAACCAATAGGTGGAGAACCAAGAACATTAGTTATCTCCATTGATTTTCCAATTCTTACTGGAACGCTTATATTTTCCTCTAATTTGGTCGTTCTTGGTTTTAGGACATCGATAGACGTTGATCCAACTTTATCGATCTCATAACCCCTTACATACGCCTTTCCTGAAGAAACCTGAAGACTAATAATATCATCTGAAGGTGTATTTCCATTTTGAGTTTGTTGAGTGTCAAAATATATTCCTCTATTTCCAATTCTATCATTTAAAGACTCTTTAACATCTATCGAGAATGGTCTTACATAATAATCTCCCGATTCATCATATGTTCTTCTTGCCAATTCTCTTGCAAAAATATTATAATCAGTCGTAGTTACCATTTCTCTGACTGAACCGTTCTCAACTCTCATCAATTCAACAAAATCTTTATCATTAATATCAGTCAAAGATTTTTTATGAATAGATAGAGATATTTTTAATCTATCTGCACCTGGTGCGGCCTCATTTGAAAAACCTAAAGCATTGTCATATAAATCAGAATTAGTTGATGTTGCACTTGCTTTTTCCTCTTTTACTAAAAATCCAACTCTATAACTTGGAGAATTGCTATATTGATCTAAAATTACTGTTGATGCTATTGTTTTTACAAAAAATCCACGAACAAAATAAACGCCTTCATTTACAGAAAAGGATGCTCCAGTTGAAGTTGCATTTGTAACGATACATCTTGCAAATTGACTATTTGCTGCAATACTTGTGTTTAAAAAAGTAATTCCAGAAAGAGTTATTAAATTTTCACCATCTTGAAATGTTTTTGTGACTCCATCTGATCCAGATTTTGAATATTTTACATATAAAGTATCAAATCCATCAACAGATTCTGGTGCAGTTAATCTATTAACCACTGTTGCCTCAACACCAGATGTCTCTCCTTTTATCTTTATATTGTTATCTACTAAAAATTTTGTATAACTATTGACTGGTATATTTAAGAAATTTGGATCTATTTTTACTGCAAAATAACTAGGATCATAGAAAGTTCCACCAGGTATAACCTGTGAACCTTCTTTGAAAAAGTGTCTTCCAAACTTTTCAACTTGATTTTGTAATATTGACTGAAGTGTTGTTAATTCTCTTGCTTGAACTGGAAAACCAGGTTTAAACAATACCTTGTGATAATTTTTATTTTCATTAAAATCATCAAAATATGGGGAAACATTTAAGTTAGTATTTTGTGGCATCTTAGAACTCGATTACGATTTTTACTTCTTCCTTTTGTGAAGCTGTCCTTGTTACTGGTGCTCTGTTATCAATATATATTATCTCACCAGAGTATTTTTTAATTTCTGGATCAGAAACTCCACTAGTGAAATTTTGACCTAGAGCTACGTCTCTCTGACCAACACTAACTGATTCACCATTAAATCCACTATCAACAACTAAATTATCTACACTTTGACCAGGAACTATATGTGTAGCACCTGTAATAGGTGTATTTGTTTGAACTCCTACAAAATTTTTAAGTTCATAACCATAAACAGAAAAAGTTGAGAAACCAACTGGTTGATAATATCTTAGAACTCCAGTGGTTGAGTCCCAAGAGGCAACATATCCGATTGCAGTTCCAATACCTAAACTAGAATCACTTGAATTGTATTGTGTTATCTTTGTGTTTGTTTCATAAACAACATTTGATAATTGAGTGCTTGAACTAGCTGGGACTTTTAATTTTAATGCACCTAAAGATGTTGCAGTCCTTTTATTTAGAATAGAAGTCCCACTCAAGTCTGTTGGATCTTTAACTATACCAACACGAGAGAAGTCATTTCCAACAATATAATCTGTTTTATCATTGATGTTATTATCAAATTTAGAGTATACCATTACTCTAAATGCACCTAATTCACGATATATATCTTCACCGTGACCTCCTTTAGGTGGTATTATTACTTCAAACTGTGGTGCATCTGTTAAAGTTCCTACCACTAATTTTTTTCCACCCCAAGTTCCATTTACAAATCTAACATATGCATAAGTGTATCCAGTTGAATTTGTATTTGACAACTTAATTTCGGAAACAACTCCGTTAACCACTTTTACTGTAGCTGTTCCTCCAGTTCCATCTCCAATTATAGGAATACCAGAAATATCACCATCAATACCATCAACTGTAGCAGTTCCTCTTCTTTTAATTACTATTGTTTCTAATTTACCATCTACTGCTGCGTCTTTTATTGTTTTAGTAGATACATCACCCCATTTTTCAGGTAATGGTATGTATGTTGTTGTTACAAATTTAACTATGTCTGCAGGTGCTATTGTGTAAAGATACTTCCACTGATATCCATCACCAGTTGCAGTATTGTCTGCTGCTGGAACTGTTGTTGAGGTATGTGTTGGTTCAAATTTAGATGTTTTTCCTTTGTCATTTTCTGGATCTGAACCATTATTAATACAAAGATATACTTTAAATTCAGAAGTTAATATGTAATAGTTTGAACCATACAAACCAGAAGTAGAAGATTGAGACGTTCTATTTGTAGAACTATAATTGTTTTTGTACATCTCATATATTGTTCCACTCTGCCAATTAATTCTAGGTATAACTCTTCTAACATCACTCGAAGTAATTTTCTTCAAAAATAACATACTATCATGATATCTGTTCTCCTGATTAAAATTATCTATTGGGTTTGGTGGTTCAGTTATCCATCTGGCATTTCCATAACCAATATCATCAGCTATGTTACCTGGTTTTGGGTGTCCTATAAACGTATAATAATTATTTTTTCCAGTCGTACCAATACCCACAAAACTGTCTACAAAAGTTTCGGCATTTAATATACGGTATTGGTCAGTGATTATTGCGGGCATTGACTCTATGTTTTTTGATTATTTATACCTGTTATTAGTAAGTTATTTTTACTGGTAAAGACCTGATCACTTGAGCAGACGTTTCTATACCTGAGACACCGTTCTGATTAAAGAATTCAAATGACTTAGAATTGACTCCTCTAGAGACATTCACAGCACCCCAACTATAGTCTCCCACTCTGGATAAACCGAAGGTTGCAAAACCAACTGTGTTGATACCAGAGATTGATTGTACGTTTGAGAATACTCTTACGATAGATGACCCAACACTTACTATGTGTTCAGCAAAGTATATGTTATCTATGAACTCAGTTCCTACACCAACTATTTGTGGGCCTGAGGAAGTGGTTCTAATTCCAGTAACTCCACTTGTACTACTTCCAATAGAAGTATTTTGAATTACAAAATAGTCCCCAGTGGTAATACCAGTTTTCAACCTCTCTTTACTGGTTGGTGAATTGATATTAGCAGGAAAAATAGTAGAATCTGGTTTAAGTTCAAAGAATAAAGCAGGCCCAGTGGTATTGATACCAACAGCACTTGTTCCTATTCCAACGATATCACCGTAGTCTCCTACGTAAGTAACATTTTTAATTTCTTCTACTTTAGGTGCTGTTGTTCCAATGCCAGCAAGATTACCAACAATACTTACATTATTTAATTTTGCTTCGACTCCATCAACAACTGAGAAAGCCCAAGAATCTTTAATGTATACTTTAGTGTCTGATGATGATACTGATTTTATAATTCCAGAAGTTGGAAGTATTTTTGGTTCTAGGTAATTTCTTTCTTTTGATATTCTTAGACCATCTATTGTTAAATCTTCTGTTTGCTTTCTCCACATTGTTGGTCTTAGGAATGTTGTATCTGTTGATATACCAACTCCTGAATAGGTTTGTGTTTCTAAAGTATCAGCAGCAATCAATTCATAAACAACTCTATTATCTTGTTCAAATTCACCCCCATACTTCTGCAATCTCAATTGATCACCAGGTTTTATGGTTTCATCAACATCAATTTCATCAAAATCTGATTCAGATCCTGCATAGAAATATATTCTGAACTTACTATTACGTTTTGGTGCCTCTCTAAATGAGATTCTTGTTCCTCCATTAAATGTATAGTCTTTACCAGGAATTTGTAATATGTCATTTATGAATATTAAAAGATTATTCTGTAAAATTATTCCAGACCCCTTTTGTGCAACTATACTATAATACTCTTTTGATGTTATTGTTCTTGTTATTAAAAATGATTTTCTAAATCCGTTAAATTGAGAACTAAAGTCATCCAACTCTAGTAATTGACCAAAGCACCATCCAGAGAATTTATCTTGATATTTGTTCTTAACAGTAATATTAAATGCACTTGTACCTATACCAACTTGGAATGGTATTGTAGATAGTTGTAAATTATCCCCAATTTCGTAACCTATACCACGATTTGCCATATCAAATGATACTATACTGCCACCAGTTCCAACAACAACATCTATAGATGCACCAGAACCATTTCCACCAGTCAATGGAATATTCTTATAAGGACTAGGTGGTGCAACAGTTATAAAGTTCAATCCAGTAGATATTCCTGTGTTAGTATATCCAGCACCTGCATTATTAATTGTAATTGAAGTAACAACACCTGCACTAACAAAAGCAGTAAATGCTGCACCAACTCCAATAGTTGAACTGATTGATACTAGAGGATTTGATAGATAACCAGCTCCTCCAGTTACTATACCTACAGATTGTATAGTTCCAGAGTTAGAAACTACAGCACTGAATATTGCTTTTCTTGGGAATTGATATCCACTTCCAATTCCAACATCAAATTCATTAATAATACCACCTCTTGGTAAATCTTTATTACCACTAGTCCCCGTAAAATCAATTGTTTGTCCAGTTCCAACTAAAGTATAGTCTGATAATGCTGAAGATCCAACAACTCCAAGGAAAGGTTTTTGGAAAATATTGTTAATTAAAACTGCACCAAAACTACTAGTTATACCAGTTGCGTCAACACCGTTTGAGGTTAAATTAAATTTATCAGTTGAACCATCAAATCTGTCAGATATATCATCTAATATTTTATTTGTAGTGTAACTTAATCTGTAATATGCTCTACCTGTAAATGAAGAGAAAGTAGATATTCCACCAGTAGGCCCATAAGGTGCTTCAGTAAAGTATAATTTTCCTTCATTTATTCTATAATCTCCTTTCATAACAGTGACTGCAGCACCGACTGTGTGTGCAGTTGCAACCGTTCCCATTTGTCCTCTTTCAACACTGAGTGAATTTGTAGATCCAACACCTACTAAATTTACTTTTAATATTTCACTTTCTATTCTTAGAAGTGACTTACCTTCTATATCAGACACATCATTTAAGAATATAGAGTTTGTTGATATGCCAACCTGTGTCGATAATCCAACTGAAATGGCAGTTGTTATTCCTACAGGACTTTGAATTACATTATCAATACTAATTAATGTTCTGATAGTTGCATCCTTAGATGGAACTGATAATGTATGATTAGTTCCTATTCCACTCACATTCACAAATGATACTGAAACTCCAGCATCTGCAAAACTTTTTGCAACTGCAACTTTAATTAAATCATTATCTTCTTTAATTGCAAAGACTGTAGGGGGCAATAAATTAGTAACTCCAATACCTGGCACAGTTGTAGCTGCTATTCCAATCGCAGACTGGCCAGTTTGTGGTTTATAAATTAATTGTTCTCCAGTATTAAATTCGTGTCTTGGTATAGAAACGGTATGTGTAGCAGTACTAACTCCTGAAGATGGATTAAAACCTCTATGGAATAATGAATCGCTATTAGTAAATAAATCAAAACTTGTAGTTCCAATAACTCCACCACCAGTAGAAGTTACAATTCCTGTAAATTGGGAACTAATATCATCTATCAATAAAACTTTGTTTGTTATTGACTCATTATAATCAGTTATTATCTTTGAATCGAAAGTAACTAATTTTGATAAATTAGGATCAGTTGTATTTTCACTTACTAAGTCATAATAGAATTTTTCATGAACTGATGCTTCTGCGTCAATATCAACATCAAGATCTAATAATCCATCTGATTTTAATGTGTGTTTTGCTGTTGAATGTACACCTAAATTACAGAAATTTTTAAATCCTGCAACGTGATCTAAACTATTGACGGAATCTTTCCAAGTATCGTATGGAACTGCACCTTTAATAGAATATGAAAATCTTTGGTAGTAATCATTATCATGTAAATTCTGAATACTTGAATTTAATTTACCAGTTTCTTGCTTCCAACCATTTTCAATCTCAGTTGCACTATCTACATTTAAATCAAAATCAAATTTAAAGGTCTTTTCAACTGTGGATTTGTTATTACTTTGAGATCCTACAATAATATCATTATCTACAAATTCCCCAATGACATTAAATAATTTTAATGTCTCAGATTCTGAATCCCAACCTTTACTAGCGACTATTCCAGATACACCTTTTCCTAATACTTTAACAGTTTCATTATCAAAGAATGAAACTTTGTTAAATTCAGCATTGAAAGTAGCTAAATGATCTTTTTTAATTACTCTTCCGAAATTATTATCAACCTGATATGTTCCTCCAGTTGAACCAACTCCACTTATGGAGTATTGTATTTTTTCATCACCACCTGTGGTAGTAACACCAATAACAGTAAAATAACTATAATTATAATTACTTGAATTATATCCATCCCCTGTAGGAGAACCATTTACATCATCAAGTATTTTTACATTTTCTACAAATATTTCATCACCTTTTTTAAATGGAAAATCATTTCCTTGATTATAGAATCCACTAGCACTAGATCCAGTTTCTGGAATTGGTGCTCTTAATTCCAGTGTAACCAATCCACTAGTAGTCTCTGCTCCTTTCACTACAACTCCATTCGAATTATTAATAGGAACGATTTTAATATCCTCACTTAAACCAGTGTCATTAGTTAATATATTTACACTGCCTACAGCAGATCCGTTCAATTTTGATTGAGCAACTATTATAGAGTTTCCAACTACAATCACATTAGGTGGGGTTGTATATTCGATTCCACCTGTTGTAACTCCTATTGATTTTAAAGTAAATACATTCTTTAAATCTAAAATTAAATTACTTTCAGCTTCAGGTTGCAAATCTTTGCCTGGAGGAAATTCAATTCCTTGAATAATTGTTTGTGTTCCTTCTATTTGTCCAATTTCATTTGTTTCAATTGTTAGAACAGCATTATTACCTGTTGTTGTTCCTATTGAAGTTAGAATGGGTAATGATGATACTTCAAAACCTTTACTTAAAATTTCTACAGAATGTATTCCACCAAGTTCTGTTGTAGATTTTGTTGAATAAAATGCTGATGAAAAACCTGTTGCTGTATATGATGTGGTCTCAGCAACTCCTACTGGATTAAATTTAAAAATGTTAGTGCCTATGCCAGTTACTTTGTGTTTAATATTAAATTTTGATTCTAATACTTCTATTTCAGAGTGATTGGGTACGTTTTCATTTGCGAAATGTGATATTGTTTTTGTAAAATTACCGCTTTTACCTATTACTCTGTAGTAAAAATTATCTTCTAATGAACTACCAACAGAAACGTTTATTTTAGTGGTTGAATTACCATCACCATTAACTCCACTTCTAGTAATTAAATTAGTATTATACTTTGATATAAAATTGGAATCGTTATAAAATTCTATATCATAATCTGTTAAACTAGAATCTGAAGTTAAAAATTCTACTGTGTTATTTTTAAATACAGTTAATTTTGGATTAATTTTTGAAATCTGATGATTCACTCCCCCAGTTGTGCCAATTCCAATATAATTGTATGGAAATGTAGATAGGTCATATGAATTGTTAGATAATCTTATAGTATTTGATGAATCCTTTATGACATAATAAACCCCATTATTTACTAAAGGAGTTGCTGGTGTTGATGAATTATAAACAACAATATCACCAGTTTCAAAATCATGACTATTAATTGTTATTTTAGATAAACTTGTTCCAGTTTGAATACCAGAAGATGTGAATGAAGTTGGATTTACAACTAATTTTCTAATATTTTCATTATATCTGAAATCAAAAGTTTGAGTTTGTTTTGACTTAATGTCAAGCTTGAACTCATCACCAACAGATAATCCGTGTTGTTGACCTATAGTTGTTCCAGTTGCAACAGTAACTGTTCCATTTACTCTTGTTGCATCACCAGTGACATTGTTAAATACTAATTCTAATTTAGCATTATCAGTTAAACCAGTTACAATTTGTTTAAAAAATACGTTATTTGTACTAAATCCTACCTTTTCTGTTGATAATCCAATAAAGTCATTATTTATTTTTACACAGAATAATTTACTAAAAGAACTTAAGTTAAATGGATTAGATAAATTTAAATTTCTAGATCCGAAAATTGTAGATCCTAAAGAAACAAGAGATACCTCATCACCACTTTTAAATTTGTGATTTGGTAAAAATATTGCCTTTGGTGGAATAGATTTCTTAATTGGAGTTACACCGACAAATCCTACGGTAACATTTGTAAAACTAGTTCCAATTCCAACTGATTTTGCAGCTTCAAAATATTGTATTTTTGGAAATTCAATATTTTTATTTTCTATTTTTTTATCGATTGTGTATGTAAATTCCTTTTCTAATCTGGTTATCACAGATCCTGAATTGTGAGCAGGTGTCGTTGATGTATTTGAATTGTGACCTCTAATTACTCTATGTTTATTATTAATGTCATCGTGATCAATTATTAGAAATTGTTCAGTCCCAATCATAACTATATCGTTAACTTTAAATTTTCTACTAATAGTAGAATCAGAAAAAGTTAAAAATGTAGAGATTCCAACATTAGATGTTGGTAATGAAGTAGATATTGAGGAAGTAACAGTAGATACACCAATAATTCTAACTCCTTCCAAATTTTTGTACTTAGTTGATGATATTCCACTAATTTCAACTATATCTCCATCAAGTAATTCATGTGAGGTAGTTGATAAACCAGTAATTTTATTATCAGATACAGAAAATTTTAAATTATTGACTACTGTATTAGTGGTTCCGACTGAAACTATTGGTTTTCCTAAAACCTCATTTACTCTAGATGATATTGTTGGATCACTAAAGTTTAATTTATCATTTACTTTGTAATTTTCTCCAGATTCATCAATAGTTATTTCTGTGATCTCTGCTGACTTAACTCCATCAACTTCAATTACAGGTTTGGAATCTAAAGTATCTTGTAGTAATGGATATCTTCTATGAGTTTCATTTAACCCTAAGTGAGTTACATTTCTCTTATACTTACCATCATTAATTGTTAGATCAGATTGATCGTTTAAATAATTGTAATTAAAATCATCAGTATGATTACGATGTTTAAATGTAATATATGGAAAAGTAGGTTCAAAACTGGCTTTATCTACAGTTGAAAAATATGCATAAGTTCCGTTTGGATATTCTGGAGTTATTGTAAATTTACCATTAAATTCATCCAAATCTCCACTTTCATCATAAAGGTAATCATTAGTAAAGTATCCATTAGTATAAGTTGACTGCACAGGTCGATAATTACTATCGTTTATTGCGGATATAGAATAACTAGATTCTGCAAATGTAAATCCTGTTCCAACTGTACTATTTGTAATTGCTCCATAAATTGGGTTGCCATCATAGGCCCATCCAACTATTTTTGAATGTCCAGTTGTATTATTATTATCACCTACCAATTCTTTGTATTTTGTTGGTGGATAGAAAGAACAAATTTTATTACCTTTGATTGCTAATTCAGAATTTATTTGCAATAATTGATTATTGTTTGTTAGCGATGTTTTATATCTTTCTACAGAGTTTATTTCCCATTTATAAATTTTTGCTGAAATTAAGGCATCTTTCCCAACAGGATTAATTTTTATGAGTGTTTTGCTTGGATTATATCCAGATCCCTTTTCAATAATTTGAACACTAGTGATTTTACCACCAGAAACTATTGCTTTTAATTTAGCAAAAGATCCTGTTACTGTTCCTACTCCCACAACTTCAAGATCTGGAGGAGTAGTATATTCAGATCCTTCATTTGAAATTACAACATTAACAATTTTTCCATCTACAATTATTGGATTTAATTCAGCATCTTTACCAGTCAAGAAAGACATACTTGGTTGTCTAACATAATTGATTATGTTTGTTACTCCATAACCAACTCCACCACTTTTTAAGAATATATTTTCAAGTTTACCTCTAACAATAGGATCTGCTGAACCCTTATAATATTCAGGTATGGTTGATGTTAACCCTATTGCTACATCATTACTAATATTAACTTTAATATCTGGATATTTGAATGTATGAGTTCCCACTCCAACACTATTCAAACTTTCATAAATTTTTCTATCATAATTAGTACTTACTATAGAAGATAATGTTCCAGCATCACTTAACTTAAACTTATTATCATCTACGATTGTAATTTTATAAACTTTAGATGTAGATAATCCAGAAATAACAGTTCCAGTGCAAATATACTCTACGTTATCACCATTTTTAAAATTATGGTTTTTCGCATATATGTAATCATTGAATGTGTTTACACCAACAATAGTTTTGAATATATCTTTTCTATCTGTGGGAGGATATTGTTGAGAACTAATTTGTACCTTTCTGTTTGAATAAGAAGATCCAGAATTAGTGACTACTATTCTATCAATTACCTGTCTAATACCCCTAGATTTAAACGTATGTGTTCCATCACCGTTTTGAATCAAATATATTGTATTAATTCCTGCAATGGCATCATTTTTGTTTATATTAAGTGTAAATGAGGTATTAGACCTTTTTGAAACAAAGTATGTACTACCACTTAACAGTCTACTTGTTGTAAATCCAACATTAGTTACACCAATGCCAATTGGAGTGCCTGTTGCAGTATATGTTACTTCCTCTCCATTTAAAAATTTATGTTCACCATTAAATGTATCTGCTGCTAAACTAACATCAAAATCCGTAAATGAAGCACTATGAGTAAATCCTCTCATTTTTGCTTCACAAACTGCACCAGATCCATTTCCTCCAGATATTGTTATTGATGGTATTTTTGTGTAATCGAATCCTCTATTGGTTACTATTATCTCTGACACATTTCCAGAAAAATTACCATATGAATCACATCCACTTCCAGAAGTGTCTGTAATTGATAAAGTTGGTGGATTTACAATATCATAGTTTTCTCCAGAATTTAAAACCTCAATTTCATCTAATTGACCATAATTAATATAATCTTTTGAAATTGGAGATTGATATTCAATTCCATTTAAGGATACACCGATAGATCCAAATAGTTTTTGATTACCAGTTGATATTACTGGGTTATTATATATTCTTTTAAAGTTATCTTGATTTCTTAATTTTACTCTTTTATGTAAATCAGCAGGAGTTATTGTATGAGTAACATTTTGGAATGTAGAGGTGTTTATTCCAATAAAACGAGGTTGTTCTAATGATTTATTAAATAAATTTGCTTGTGTTGAGGCTAATTTAATTGTATTGGAATCAATTACATTAACAAAGTAGTATCCAGTAGTAATACCAACTAATCCAGATCCAGAATTGGTATCTTTACCTAACTCTAGATATATTTGCTCTCCATTTGTAAAGTTATGTCCACCCACAGTAATAGTATGTGCGTTGGTACTAACTCCAACAGCTGAATTAAATGTTCTTGAACGATTTGTAGTATCAGTTTCAAATGAAGGATAACCAGAAAAAGAAATATAAGTGTTACCATCACTATCTACAAAACTATTTTGTATATTACCCATCAAAGAAGTAATACCAAATCTACTATCAATAGAAGTAACTATTTTTCTTATTGTATAGTCACCAACAATATTTGGTTTACTTGTAACTTCTATACTAAACTTATTTGGTTCGTTTGCATCTTTTACTTCTACATTTGCAGATTTTACTTCACCATTTGATTTTAATATAACATCAATTCTGTCACCTTTCTTTAAAAAATGATCAACTCTAGTTGTAAAAGATTCACTTCCATCATGATTAAGAACATCAACATAAGATAAGTTATTATAAAACCAAGTATTAAATTTTTTATCGTTAATATCTGTTTTCTTACCTAAATGTTTAACTCTTATCTTGTCATCAATATCAAAATACTTAGTATTACTAACATCTGATACTCCAGATATTGATCCAGTCACTCTCATTGTACAAATCTTTGTTAAATCATTATTTTCATAACCATAAATGAAATTAGTGTCAATAATTGAATTCGATTCAACAAATACTGTTGAAATTCCAGTACATCCAAAAAATTGATTATTTGACTTTGAAGTGTAACTTGCTAATGTGTATCGATTGTCTGCATTTAAGTAATAAAAGTTACCTGCTTTGGTAAATCCAATTGTAGAATCGACAGTTGTGACTTCTGTAGTTGATGCTGTGCCAACTACTTTTGTTTTTGTAGATACTTTAAATTTATTTGTTATCGTTCCCTTTGAAAAAGAAATTTTATGATATTTTTTGTCTTTTAAATATATTTCCTGAACATTTGCTACAGCTCCACTTGCAGTTGGAGTTGTAAATGAATCTTGATATATTTTAAGTCCAATTAGGTTTATAGGATTGCCACTTAGACTTTCCACAATGATGTCATCAGTTACATCCCACTCTGCGTCTGAAGGTAGAAGAGTTTGATCGAATGGTTTAATTACATCAACCTGTTCTCCATACAAAACTTGAAATAAAATCTGTAAAGACGTATCTGTTCCTTTTGAACTGTAAAAATCTCTTGCTCTTGATAAAATATTTTCTACATTTAACCCATATGCAAAACCTTTACCTTCTAAACCAGGTAAAAATTGTTTTTTAAATTTTTTGTAGAACTGTGTTACAAAAAGGAAACTTAAATTAACAACTAATGAACTAGCAGCGTGTGAAGATGCATTTGTATCGCTAAAAGTCAAAAATTCAGGGGAACCAGCTGTTTCAAGATCAGATATTCCACTAAATCCACGAACACAACCAGTAAATGAAGTTGCAGTTTTTCCAGTGTATGTAATAATTTCATTGTCAATTTTTAAGAGACCATATTTGTCAGGAAAACCTGTAGTTTGATTTACATTAATAACATCGTCATATGCATATGTTGAAGATGCTAAAACAACAGGAGATTCTGGATTTGTACTGTTTGGTGCAGGTACTGTTTGTTTTTCAACCAAAGAGATGTCAGCTACAGTTGAAATTTTCTTTAATGATGAGATATTATCACTTAGATAAGTCGATCCATACTCACGTTCCTCAGATTCGTAGTATTGAGTTAAAAATTCTATAAAAAGTGGATTATCTGCCTGTATAAAATCTGGTATTTGGCTACCAAGAATATTCGAGATTTTAACTTTTTTATCTGACATCTGTTATCTTGTATATTTTTTATTGCTAATAAAACTAGATGGTGGTGTATAGTTTGTTCCAGAAATATTGGAACCAGAAACAAGAACATCCTCTAACAAGTCAAGTTTGCTATTTCCTTTAGTATCTAGGACAATATAAATGTTCTCTTTTGCCACAATATCATTAGATTCTGGAGTAACTTCAATTTCAATCTTACCATCTATAGTTGTAGATGATATGTTGATTGGAAACAGATTTATTTCTCCTCTTTTGTAATCTACGATTCCTGCATTGTTATTAATATAGGTAACTATATCTCCATCAATTGTAAAAAACTTGATGGTTCCTGTAAGTTGATCGTTATCTGGAAAATCAGTCAAATATATGTCTCCATCAACTCCTTCAATCTTAAATGCAGTAGAACGTATATTAAATCCTTCCAAATCGGCATGAAAAACATTTCCGTAGCAAATTTCATATGTTGCAATTTGGTTATAAGAGGGTTTTAAATCTCTTCTCATTATCAAAGTGGTAATATTTGATGTTATACCACTATCAACTCGGTCAATTTGAGAAAGTAACTTACTATACTTCAATCTTCCACCAAAAGAGTTGATATCTGATGATCTTGCATAAGTTTCAATCGCAGATAATATTCGAGATTGTAAATTTAACTTATCAGAGACAAATCCTGTATCAAATGATACTGTTGAGTTAAATTCAACATACAAATACTTTAAATCTAAAAATTCTTGCTTGATGCCAGCTACTGTATACTTCTTTAAATCATTTTTTATTGAGTCTTTAACGACTTCAGACAAAACTTCACCGTTTTTAGGTTTAACTGTGATGTAAACCTTTCCAAACTCAGGTGGATCGAGTTCTTCACCACCATAAGCACTTACTGAGTCTATGTTTGGGTATAAGAAGGGTATTAGACTCTTATAATCATTTGGCGTAACTGCTCTATACTGCGATGCATATACCCTTGGAGCAAGATATTTGATGTTATCCACAGATTCTATCGAATCTCCGTTTTCAGACTTCTGTGTAGTCGTTATAAGCGATATACCAGAGGTAATATCCTTATCTGTACCACTTGAAATATAAGTTAATCTTCCAGAGAAGTTAAAATTAGCAGCATTGTTACCATCTCCTCCATTTGTAACAATGTAACTGACTCTTATTTTAGCTCCATTTGCTGGTTTTCTTCCCAAAACATTATCACCAAACATAATTTGGTATCTTTCATCATCAATTTCTTGAAAAAGGAACAATCTTGACTCGGCATTTACATCAAAGATGTTTGTATAGGCATTATATACTTGAGTTGACCCCTTTTCTTCAACTTCAACACGAATTGAAGAGGTATCAATGTTTGCATTTGGTAAAATATACCTTTGATTAGTCTGTGAACTGTTTACAACAAAAGTTTTTGTCAAATAATTACCTTCATATATTGAAATATTACTAAAACTAGCAATTCCACGACTATCTGGAGTCACTATGATATCATCTGGAATAGAAAATATATAATTTCCACCTTGAACAGACCCAAGAGCAACTAAACCTTTACTCAACTTAACAACATTTGCTCCATCTGGTGCATTTACATTAAAATTTATTTTTGCAACAGAAGATTTTGTAGATCTTGGCACATATCCAATATTTCTTGCAAGTGATACAACATTTTCACGAAGAGTTGCACTATCAATGAATGATTCATTAACAGCCATATTCGTATTGTACGAAGTAATATAAGAATTATATGCTAAAGTATCAATTAAAACTGAAAAATTAGATCCCTCAAAGTCAAAATCAGAAAAATTTGAGTTTGATCTCAAGTAATCTTTGATCTGAACCCTTAAAGTATTAAAATCTAGGTTAGTAAACTGTGAAAATGACATTATATCCTAGTCGGTTGAAGTAAAAATTCGATATTTTGTGTTGGAAAAGGTAATCCTACGATTTCATACTCAATTCTTATCTGTAGTTCGTAAGAATCAATTAAAGATTCAGCGATAACATTGGTAAGTTTTATTCTTGGTTCAAAGTTTTTGAGCAAAACAGTGATTTCTCTTTCTAAAAATGATGAAATGTCATTTAAATTCGTCTCAAACAACGAATCTTCAATTGATGTACCCAATAAGTCATTAAAAAATCTCTCATTAATGCGTGTTCGGCATAAATTGATGACTGATCTCTTTATTGCATCTTCATTCTTCAACACAGTTACGTCATTTGTAACTGGATGTCGAGTAAATGATAAACTTATGTCTTTAAATGCACGAGAAATTTGAACTGCCATTCATTTTGATATATTTTTCCTAATATATCTATAAGGGTTTTTTGAATAATAAACTTATTTATTCCCCTTCTTTCAGAAATTGAGGTTTTTCTTCCTCTTTTTCCTCATAATAGGTATCAGCATCGTATTCACTAATCAGTTTTTTACCACTTTTGATGAATTCTTGTGACTTATCCATTTTAATAACCATTTTTTTTCTCCTTAATGATTTATTTATCCTAATTCTAGGTCTTCTTTTCTTTCTTTTGCTGTTTTCCAAAAATAATTCTCGTCATTTCCCAATCCATCACGATCATGTCCGTTTTCCACCTGATAATACACGGTTGATACTTTAAAATCAGGATTCTTGGGTGTCTCAGGAGTAAGACTATTATCGTATATCCTCATTCTATTATTTGGATACAAACAAAACTGTCCATTATCCAATTCTAATAGGTTATGACTCTTATGTTCAGCTGGTTGTTCACTTGTTGAGTAATCTATTGCATCTACATCTTGATGATAGTTATCTAATGTACAAATGTATGTACCTGTTTGTGTTCCAAAGTCTCTTGTTAGTACTTCATAGTGCATTGACCCTACAAACTGCTTCTGTACCGCAACGACCCCGTAGTCCATACAATTCCAAAACTGAAGATTGTGTAAGGTCATATCAGGTTTGGGTGTCTCAGGGTCGCTTGTGAATGCGGAGATCGGCAGTTTATCAAACATCGCAGCATACTCTGGTAGATAAGTCTCAAAGTAAAAGGCACGACCTGGTATACTCTTGGCAGATACCCATACTCCTTTTACAAATTCACCATGACCACTTTGGTGGTCGGTCAGGTACTCTTTACGTACCCAGACCTCATAAGAAGGAAGATTACAAATTAATGCTGCCATTACTTGCCTTGCCCTCTATATCTCTTCTTTGCCCCATTGCGACTCGTAGCAGAGAACTTACTATGCTTTCCTTTTCCTTGTCTTGTCTTCTTTG